AAGCCTCGAAGGTGCTGAGGGTGTTTTCCGCTCTGGAACCGTTGCTATTTCTTGGCCATCTGCCTCCCTGGCATGTGTAGCCCGCGGTGGGATTTTCACGGTCGGGGCTGAGCGGTTCATTGTTGACGACACAGTCGCTGATGACGGCCATTACCTGACGGCAATCTGCACGGTGATGCGATGAACTTAATCAGTGAAGGTCGGAAGGCGTTGATCGCTCGATTGGGAATCATCAATCCTGCGCAAGGGTTCAACACCGACGCAGGTAGCCGCGTTCATTCTGGATGGGTGAACGAGATCATCAAGGATCAGAACGCTTCCTATCCGCTCATAGTGGTTCAGCGGTCAAAGGGTTTAGCGCCAACACCGGGGCCTGCGTCTCTGAAAACTTCGCCAGGTTTTTTTGTAGTCGGGGCCGTGAGTGTTGGCGTTGACTATGAGGATGCTCTTGACGATCTGGAGCTAGACATATTGCGCTGCCTGATACCTGAAGAAAATCGCTACCCAAAATGGCTGCCTATTGGCGTGATGGGCATCAAGTTTGGAGAGCCTGAACAGTTTCCGGCTGGCGACGGGCTTAGCGCCGCGACTGTGCTGATCCCGGTGTATTTGCCAACGATCATCCCGAAAAATTAAACCATTCTGCCTCGGTATATTCCGGGGCTTTGCTTTTCTAGGAGGCCAAAATGGCTCGCACAGTAGAAACAGTAATTATTGGCGGTATCGTTAAGATTCGCCCAGCCGGCACTGGCCTCCCGTTCCGTGATGCGGGCCTGGTCTCGACATGTACTCAGGCAACCGAAACCCAGGAGATTACGCTCCAGAATACACGGACCCCTGAGGGCGGTAACTTCGATAAGAAGACTCGCATCACCGCGGTAACGCTCGCCATGAACTTCCGTGAATTCAATACCGAGAACATCGCGGCTAACCTCTGGGCAAATGTCAATGATGTGCCGAGCGCCGCAGTAACCGAAGAGGAGCACTTGGCGCAGGTTGGGAGGACGATTGTTCTCGACAAGATGCCGCTGACCATCACTGAGGTGGTTGATGCTGAAACTGGATTGGTTACGTTCGATGAGGACGATGATTTCCGCATCACAGGTTCAGGTATCGAGGTGCTTGAAGGTAGCGCATTGGCCACTGCAATCGGCTCGGCTGAGGACTATGGGCTGAAGGTAAGCTACACCTGCGCGGCATTCGATGAGATCGAAGCGCTCACCAACTCGAGCGCGGAGTTTGAGATCATCCTTGAAGGTCAGAACGGCGCCGGGACCCAGTTGCGTATTAACCCGCGTTTCTGGCGCTGCAAGTTTGCGCCAGCGGAATCACTCGACTGGCTGGGCACTGATGACTTCATGGGCATGACTGTTGCCGTTGAAGTCCTTGCTGATGACACTCGTGGCGTCGGTAAGTCTGCCTACATGAAAATCCAGAAAGAGAAGCCAGCGGCTTAACCGGGCTGCTGTAAATGGGCTAAAGTCCCTCCTTTACCAAAGGGAGGGATGCCTGTGAATTTGTCGAAGGTTTTGATTTTCCTGCTTTTTAGCGCTCAAGCCTCGGGTGCTACGGTAGTGAAGTGTGTTGATTCAAAAGGGCAGGTTACTTTCGTTCAACACCGCTGTCCTGCCGCTACCGAGAAAGACTCCATGATTTCGGTGGAAAGCCAACGGCCTAGCGGCGCGGGGCCGGCTGTGAAAATTGCTGAGCCACGACCGATTCAAGCAAATACATCAGTCAGGCGTAGCTATAACCACTGTGGAAACCTGACTCAGGTTGACATTGCTTGGGCTACCGCACACGGAAAGATACAGGTCGGAATGACCGGTGATGATGTGCGCGGTATATGGGGCGCCCCGACCCAGATTAATCACACCGCTAGCGGCCAGCAGTGGGTGTACCCCATTGACGATTATCGCAACCGTTATTTGTATGTAGATAATCAGGGCTGTTTCACATACTGGAACTAATACCCAGAAGATTTTGCGTAAAACCGAACAATCGTATGTTTGGCTTGACGGCTTCACGTTCCGGAGATACCTTTACCCCGTCACTGCAAATTCAGTGATCGGGTTTGGTCGCCCGTTAAGCTATGGCGCACAGCGCCGCGTAAGCGGTTTTTTTGTGCCCGCGTTATGGCGGGCTGTGCGTGGGAGGGCTTCGGCCCTGCCGGGTCCCATAGCCCCGGTCGACCAACCCGCGTACAGCTCGCCACCTATTATTGGTCGTAACAGTGGCGAGCTCCAGAAACGCTATGGAGATTCACCATGAATACTGCTCAGATAATTCCCTTTGACTTTGAAAAACACCCTGTTCGCGCAGTCACCATAGAAGGTGAGCCGTGGTTCGTTGCCAGCGATATCTGTAAGGCACTATCCGTGGCAAATACAACTCAGGCGCTGCAGTCCTTGGATGGCGATGAACGGTCTATGTTAAACATAGGGCGACAAGGCGAGGCCAATATCGTCAACGAGTCCGGACTCTTCACACTTATTCTCCGCAGTCGAGATGCAACAAAACCTGGTACTCCCCAGCATCGCTTTCGGAAATGGGTCACAGCCGAAGTACTTCCAGCCATTCGCAAACATGGCCGCTACGAAGACACGCACAACCAAATGACTACGCTTGTCGGCCAAACTATCGGAACGGACGGATTTCACTGTCTCGGCGCTGTTCTGGACGGCAAGGTTCGCCAGCTTCCAGTTAAAGCACGCCAGCGCGCAAAGATGCATGTTTGGTCGCAGGTGCATAAAGCTTTCAGTGTTGTGTCGGCTCAGGATATCCCGGCCAACCAGCTCGACTCGGTCCGCAACTTCATTGCAGCGTATGCGCTTGAGGGTGAGTGGCTGGGAAAGGAAGAGTCGAAAACCGCAAAGCAAATTGGCGGAATATTCCTAGACCGTCGGGAAACGCAGCACCTTTACTTGATGATGTTTCGGTTTTCCAAGATGAATGAGCAGTCAGGCAATTTGAGGCTGGCGGCGCAGGCTTTGGCCTCAGATCCCTTGAGCAAGCTATGGAGCCAGCTTCATGAGGGTATGGTTAGTTTCAAGGTGCTCGATCAGCGCAGGGCGGAGATATGCGGTGAGTATCAAGCTATTGGCGGGAGTGGTGGTTACGCCTTCTGCGCATAAGGGGCAATCTCGACAAATCCTAGCCTGGCATATTCTGCTGGGCTAAAGTCCCTTCCAAATATTGGGAGGAACTAGGAATGCGCTGCCCGAGCTGTAATTACGAACCGACTTTGTCAGAGATTCAATCGAAGCCAGATGGGTGTTCTCATTGTGGTGTGAAGTACGAATCATTTCATTTAGCTGCAGCAGAGCGTAAAGATCGAAATGCTAATGAGGCGGCGAGAAAAGCGGCGGAATCACGTATTCCAGCTGAGGTGAGAAATGTATTGAATGAGTACCCTGGGGCTCAACCAGTAGTTGTCATTGATATAAACATGAGCTTTGGATCGATGGTCATGTTCATGGTCAAGTGGACTTTGGCTGCAATACCTGCGCTATTGATCCTTGCGGTTCTCGCCGCCGCAATTCCATCAATTCTTTCGGTCATTGGTGCAATTTTGGGCCGGTGACTCAGATATGGTTGCGTTCATACCCGCTTCGGCGGGTTTTTTATTGCTTGGAGAAAAGCATGGTCGAGTTAGGTAAAACCCATTTGGTTAAGGTTGGTTCGCTTGAAATTGTATGTCGCGAGCTAACTGTAGCAGCGGCTCGGAATCTGCTTGAGAGTAAGCCTGCTGGAGATCTAGTTTCTGACGCTTTGTTTGAGGAAATCCGCCTCGGGGATTTGCCGGCTATGACAAGCCTGACCTCTGAACAGATAGAGCAAATGCTCCCGAGTGATTTGGCGCTAGTTGTGGATGGTTGCAAGCAGGCCAATCCTGCTTTTTTCGCGCTGCTGGCCAGGGTGACAAAGGCAGTCAAGGCGACATCCTGAGCCAGCTAGACGGTTTGATTTGTAAGTTAATTTCTATCGGTCACCGTGATGTTCTCGGTTATCCGTGGTCTTTGTTTTTGCGCGCACTTAAGGGCTAGTTCATGACTGATGTAGAGATCAAACTCACAGCGAATTTGGATTCTGCCACTAAAGAAGTGGCTAGCTTTCGCAAAGAGTATGCGAATCTAGTTCGTGCCGTAGAAAAACCTCTGCGTCAAACAAACGCCCTCAAGGCCCTTGAGCAGGAGCTCGAAAGTACCGGCCAAAGTGTTCGTAAAACGCAAGACAGGATGAAGAGCCTACAGGCAGAGCTTGTCCGCACCGAGTTTCCAACCAGAAAGATGATGGAAGCATATCGGGACACCGGTTCTGAGCTTGAGCGTCTATTGAGAACTGAGGCTCGCCAGTCCAATGAGTTGGACCGAATGCGGACAGAGCTGAAGGGTGCGGGAGTCGACACAGCAAGACTAACGCAGGAGCAGCGCCGACTTAACGAAGAGCTAAGTCGTGGTTTGGATGCCGGTCGCAAGGATCTTGCAACGATTGGGCTTCGACAGCGCGCCGCAGCAATAGCTCAAGTGACACGCGAGCAGCGCCTTTCGAATATCGAGGCGGCAAAGGAGAACCTCGGAGTAAACCGGTACCGTGCTTTAGAGGCTGAGCTGTCGAGAGTAAAAAACCAATATCAACTTTTACGAAATGTTGGAGGGCTCACCAATAGAGAGCTTGCTGTTGCTCAGGCTAGCGTGACACACCGTGTCAGAGAAACTGAAGCTGCCATGCGTGATCTAGCCGGAGTGCAGCAGCGTATTCGATCTGGTAATTCAGGTATCGGCAGTTTGGTTGGTGGAATTGGTGCGGCGTATGCGGCTTTCAATGCCGTTCGGACAATAACGCAGCAGGCAGACGCATATAGCCTCATGACTGCGAGACTTCAGTTAGCTACGGACTCTCAAGAGGAGTTCAATGCTACTCAAGCGGACCTTGGGAAAATTGCACTCAGCTCTCAGTCATCTATTAGCTCAATGGTGACTCTTTACTCCCGAATCAGTCGACCGCTGAAAGATGCCGGTCGCTCTCAGGAAGACATTCTTAAGGTAACCGAGGCTGTAGCTAATTCTTTCCGGATATCTGGCGCGTCTGCTGAGGAAGCCGAGAACGGGGTAATTCAGTTTGCCCAAGCCTTAGGAGCTGGCGCGCTCCGGGGCGATGAGTTCAATAGTGTGGCCGAGCAGGCACCAAGGCTTATGCGAGCCCTCGCTGATTCGCTTGGGGTCCCAATAGGGGCTCTTAAGGATATGGCTGCTGATGGGGTTCTTACAATTGACGTAGTGACTGATGCGCTGGTAGATCAGTTCGAAAAGGTGCGGACTGAGGCCTCCCTGCTACCAGATACAGTGAGTGGCGCGCTTACTGCTCTTTCGGATGCGTTTACTGCCGCTGTCGGCAAGGCAGATGTGCAGCCACTCATTGATTCAATCAAGGAGCTCGGCGCAACGCTCAGTGACCCGCAGGTGGCGCAAGGTTTGGCTGACATAGCCACAGGTATGTCCACGCTCGCTAGGTGGGCGGTTATCACGGCAAGTGAGTTTTCGCGGTTTGCCAAGCAGATAGCTTTTTCTGCTGCTGAGGCTAATGGCTACGTCGATGAGCTAACTAAGCTAGAAAAAACTCTTGAGGAGGTCAGGGCGGCGCAAACCGGATCGAGTTTTGTTGGCTCTAATACGGTTGCTCAATTACTGAAGTTTTTTGATCCCGAGGGACTCAATAAGTGGGCCGAGGAACTGGAATCGCAAATTAAATCTATGCGAGCCAAAATCAGCGGCGTAACCGATGAGGTGTTGGCTGATCAAGAAGGTGCAGCGGCAAAGCTAGATGAAATTAATAGCCAGGCACAGGCTGAACAAAAGGCTGCTTTTAATAAGGCTCTTTCTGAGCGCCGCAAGTATTTGGCTGATCTAAAGCTTTTGCAAAGCCAGCAGGTCAAGGATGCTGAGAGCGCGCTTAAAAAGCTGGTCGCTGTTGAAAAGGCAGCCCAAAGCGATATCGAAAAAGTAAGAGCTGATCGATTAAAAATCGAACAACGTTATCAGGATGCCTTAGCTGGTTTTGGCGGTGATGGAGATGCTTCTTATGGCGCCGCAAATGCCCTTAAGGTTTCTGCTCGGCAAGCTCTGAATAGGGGGGATATAGAGACAGCGCAAACGCAAGCCAGAGCCGCCTTGAAGATGATTCAGGATCTTGCCAAGGCAGGCGAGAATACCTATGGGTTCTCTGGGTTCATCAATGAGCTGCAGGCGATTGAGCTGGCAGCCAATGACATTGAGCAATCTAACGCTGAGCTCAAGCTGAAGTCTATTCAAGAGCAAATGAAAGCCTTGAAGGACGCCTCTGAAGAGTTGAATGATATGCCAGTTGGTGTAAAAACCGACGAGGCTAGTATTGAGGCAGTAAGGTCGCAAATTCAAACACTTGCTGAGCAGCTGGGTAAGACTGAAATCGTCTTGCCGGTACGCGTTCAGCACCCAGACGGCCCAATCGTAAGCCCTTTGCCTGATTACGCAGGGGATTATATTCTTCCGAACTTGCAGCCGCCTGGCTTCGCTTCTGGCGGAGGAATTCGGGGGCCCGGCACTGGAACTAGCGACAGTATTCTTGCTCGGTTGAGTAATGGTGAATATGTAATTCAGGCGGCTGCAGTAAGGCATTATGGGCCAGAGGTTCTGGATATGATAAACAAGCGCCGCTTGCCTGCATTCGCGCAAGGCGGGCTCATATCGCCAACCTACGCGCCAAGTATTCCAGCCATGGGGCCAGCACCAACGAGCCCTGTCAGCAGCGGTGATTGGGGAACTCTGATGGTAGATCTCGGTGGTGGGGTAATGCCTGTTGCTATGCCCCGAAGTGTTGCGGCTGAGTTGCGAGAAGTGGCCAGAAAGGTAGGCTCAGCGAGGCCAACACGCCGTTAAGTAAAACCGCATCCATGCCCGCCAAGTGCGGGTTTTTTATTGCCTGGAGTTAGTCAATGTCGAACCCGAGCGTAATGCTGGGCGGTGTGCCGATCGTTCTGCATGCCGGCAGCTCTGATCAATCTGTTTCGCCATTGGGCGGGTCTGGGTTAGTACGGCTGAGCCAGGGCAAAGGCGTAAAAATGACGCATTGGTCAAAGGCATCAGGCTCCATTAGCAGCAGTGACGGTTGGATGCCGCCCGGATTGTCTGGCTTAGATTTCACTCAGGCTCTAGAGCTTCGGCTCACAAAACCTATGTGTATCACGGGCACAGGCCTTGTCGTAACACTTAAAGGGGAGCCTCGCCCAGATGTTGCACCTTGGGTACTGGCGCACGTGAATGGGAATTGGCGACCGGCCCCATCAAGCTATTCAGCTGGCGATGTCACCATCACACCTGTAGCTGGCGCTGATCTCTACGCTACCTATTGGATGCCGGTGTACAGCGTGTTTATTAGTGAACCGCCGGAGTCTATGGGCGCCGGAGTCTATGGCTGGACGATTAACTGGGAAGAGGCCTGATGATTAACGGCAGCCCGATCAATGGCGGGCCAATCAATGGCATTGCAGCCCAAAGCATCGCGCCACCAGCGCCGATCACCGCCGGTTACGCCTTCGTCTGGGCGCTGCGCCTGACTGTCGACGGTGTGGACATGACCGCAAGTCTCACCGGTTCAGTTACGGTTGACCGGGAAGAGGGTGCCGCCGGCACTGCGAGTTTCACCTTGCACCTGGCCACGGGAACAGTTGTTCCTGACTCATGGCGCGGGAAGGTCGTGACTATCGATTATCTCAGCACCAAGGCCGGCGTCACCACCGAAGCGCGGCGCTACACCGGGCGCATTAGCGACCCGACTTACAGCCTGACCCTGCGCTTGCTCGAATGCCAATGCTCTGACCAACTGCAGCAGCGGGTTGAAGCCTTGAGTGTTGCAAGCGTTGATTCGCTGATTGGCGGCTACTGGTCCGACGATGTGTTTGAACCGGTGGAGGGGCGTTCGCGCTGGGACTACGCACAAGAGCGTTTGGCGAGTCTGCCATACAGCTTGGAATGCTCGGCCTATGGTGATCTGCGCACTACCACTTGGTTTGCAAAAGAGCCGGCATTTGTTTTCGGTGCCGGTACCACGATTTACGACAGTATGAGTGTTGATTTGGCCGACCTGTCGAGCCTGATTAACAAGGTTGAGATCGATGCGGAGTACCGGTTCCAAAGGCTGCGTCAACAAAACGAGCAATACAGCTGGATTATCCCGGGCGCGGTAACCGGGGGGTTTTGCAACTGGCGTATCGATAGCACCGAACTGCCTGACGTCGACATGATCGTCAGTGCTACTGAGGGCGCTGGGTACACGATGCTCGACGCATCCTACGGTAGGTTGCCGGGTGACAGCGTTGACCCTTGCGGTAATGGCATCGCCTGGAACAACGAATACCACGACTTGCTGCTGAGTGCGGGATGGAAAGGCGCGCGCCGCTGGGCGCAGAGCGTTACAGAGCAATATGCCTTTACGCTTGTGGCCGAAGCCAGCGTAACCGCTTCCGGTGAGCAGATATCGCGCGATCGCGTGTCGGTCGAGGTGGAAAGCGAGAAGGGCGAAACATGGGAGAGTGATGAGATCACGGATGGCGTTAGCGGCCATGAGGATATGCGCGACGAGGATCGTCGTCAGGCGGCGTTGAAATGCATGCTCCACCAGGCGCAAACGGAGATCTATGAGGCTCACCGCACGACTACTGTGTCATGGACGGTGCCGACCAGCATGGTCATGGACATTGATCTGGTGCACACACTCAAGGTCGATGATCAAAGCGTTCTTGCCCAAGGCAAGTGCGTGAGAATCGCTGACACCTTTGACCTTGATGCTGGCTTGGCCACAACAGCGCTGAGCATTGCGGTCATGCGCGGTGGTGGTGATGTGACTGACCCGTTGATATTGCCGCCGTTCTCAACTGAGCCACAGCCAGATCCAGACGGAGCATCGCCTTACCCCGCCGGTTTGCCCAATCAGATAGGTGGGAAGGGTGGTGTGCCTCCATACGACGAAGATCGCGACGGCTTCGCAGGTAACTATTCAGTGAGCGACATAGCCGACCCGGTGAAGTACCCGCGCCGGTTCAGTCTTACCGCCCCTGAAATTGCTGCAGATTTGCGTGATGAACTTGAGGTGCCAATCGCCACGACGTATCGCGTGGCGATCCCTAATGACCTGCTGGAGCTTAACTGATGGCTGACCTTGCATCTGAGCGCCGTTCTATTGGGACTTCGAACGAATCAGCGCGCCGCTCGACCGGCACCACAAATGAGGCTGCCCGCCGAGCTATTGGGAAGAACAACGAAACCTCCCGGCGCGGCACCGCGCAGATTGTCGATGACATTAACCGCCTTACGGTTCCGCAGAAAGAACCTCGGCGCCTCAGAACCATTGAGCCCCGCGGGGTGTTGCCTGCAAAACAAGGTACGGCGTCCAACCCGGCAATCCCAATCAAGGGCGGCGCATCGGGTGGCGGCATTGCCAGCCCACTGACTGAGACACCCAATAGCCGCACGTATTACGTCGAGACGAGCAGTCTGTACAGCTCTGACTACATGCTTGCTGTGGAAATCGAGCCGTTGAAAAGCGTCACCATGACGGACGCCGATAGCCAGACAGTCGTTTTCAATTGGGCTTTGCCACCTGGTGTGACGGATTAATCATGTTTGATAGCGCGCTTCAGGACTGGAGGCCGGGAAAGGTCAAGGTGTTTGGCTGGCCATGGCATGGCCGGCTTGACCTGCCCAAGACAAATGGGGCGTTTGCGCCGCGTGTAACGCTGCCAAATGGCGTCACATTCACACTGCCTATAAGCCCGCTTGTCCCGACAGGCATGCACCAGTCAGGCAGCCTTGTCAGGTTCCGTGATCCGCGCGCAGTCGATCCAGTGAGAACGTCCGCACAGTTAGCAGCGGATGCCGTCAAGGGAGTTGAGTGGCGAGCAGAGGCCCTTTACAGCCCTCGCGATGGGATCATTTACGGAAAGGCCAACTTCGGCGGTGCAACCAGCCAGGCAAGCTGGGTGTATCACGATGGCGTAACCAACTGGACCGCCAACCTGTCGAGTCAATCTGTTCGTTTGCGTCCGATGTTTAGGGTTTCTCGCCACAATCAAAACTACCTAAACAATGAAGAAGTCTCGATTCCGCTGAGCTTCCCGGATGGCCCCCTTGAGGCGCTGACCGGAACAATAACGAATGTCGTCTTCGATGCAACGCCAACCGGGGACCGCGCGATAGTTGGGCGATTCTCAAGCAACGTGAACCAGCGCCCTCCGAGCAATTTCATAAACACCACCACGGGCGGCCTGGGTTATTGCACTACGGTCATGGACTTTTTCGAGGTCACCCTGACGAATGTCGAGGGCGTGAGAACTGCAGAGATTCGGTCCATCAAGAACGTAGCTCAGACCTCCGGCTCAGTGGTGACCGGCGGCATCCCCCAAGTGCCGGGGTCTGCAATTGAAACGCGGGTAGAGTTCACCAAAGGCGATCCGGTTGATCAGGAAGGGCCGGACGAAAGCTACTACTGGAATGGCGTGACCGTTACAAGCACGATTGAGACTGCCCCGTATGCCACGGTTTACGGATTGGCTACCCCTCAAGTCGGTTCGTATAGCCTGTCGGACGGCTACACAGGGCGCACCGTGGCGATGTATTACCGAGATGACCTGTCAAAGGCCTCAGTAACTGCCAGTTGCCTCACAGTGGAGAACTATACGGGGTCCGATATCAGCTACTCGGCGCCCGAAGCAACCTGCGTGGTGGTGGGGCCGTACGATCCGCTCGGGAGTTATTCAGCGGTCACAGAAGAGGGTGCACTCACCATCACAGGGAGCGTAACTAAAAACTGGCAGCAAACCACCACGCTCAAGTTGAGCAATGACGGCGCTGAGATATCAAGCGCGAGCTTGGTTGTGGATGTTTCGGAGAGCGCGACTTTCAGCGCTGCCTTTAGCGTCGGGAAAACTGTCTCTTTTGAGTCTGGAAACCACACCCACGACAACACAACCGGTTACGTGGCAACCGCCGGGAGCGAGTTCTCCAGCGACTCCTCATCGGCCACTGTGAACTACTCGGGCGCCGACCTCTACAACGGGGTTTCAATTTCCCAGCCTATTCGGCCCAGTATCAGCGGGGCTTGGCTAACTGTGCAGGCCGCTTGGGCTGCTGCTGGGAATGGTCCCGAGTTTGTTCTTGGCCCGCTGCGTTATTGCGCGCAAATGCCTGCCGGCTGCATTTTCAAGAATGCTGTGGCCGGTGCAGTCACGCCCGTAATTACGTATCGAATTGGCCCTGGCTCTTTGCCGTATACCGGCGGTTCCTTCGGCGGATCAAAGTCAGGAACCGGAAAGATCACCGAGATATTCGGTAGCTACAATCCCGTTACCCAACAATTTATTCGCGATGCAAGCAACCCTGTGAGCTGGGTTTAGGAGCCGCTGTGACCGATTACGTGAACAATTACTTGGAAGAGACCTCGCTGGCTGCGGGCGCTACCAGCCTGACCCTTGCCTTGCCTGATGGGGAGTTTCTGCTCACGCTGGCTGACAGCAAGACAGAGGCAACCCGCTGGGAGATCGTTAACGCAGTAGTGGCCAGCGGAGTCGCTACGCTCACTCGGGCGCAAGAAGGCACAACCGATCAAACATGGCCAATAGGCAGTGTGATTTATTGCTCGCTGACCGCCGGGGCTATTGCTGGGTTTGGCGGCGGCGGGGGCGGGTCAGACACCGGGTGGCTGCCTGTTCCGCTTGAGATCGGTGTTGACTACGGCCCCGAGTATCGCAACCTGAATGGCGTGGTGTATCTGCGCGGGTATGTTTACGCATACCAGTCAGGCTTTGGTTCGCCTATTGCCACGCTCCCGGAAGGTAGCCGGCCAAGCAATACGATGTGGCTT